TCACAGGCTTAAAAAGCTCGCATATCGTGCAGTCCGCCGTTGTAGTAACAGCCCTGTGCGCTATCTCTGCCGCTTTTCGGCAATTTTCGGCTTCGCACTTTAAAAGCGTTGTTGTAATGCGTTCTTTTCGCGGTCGCGGCGCGCCCTTATCATCACGCTTTCTGTTCACATCAATAAGCTTGATGCCTAAAATTATATATCCCGCTTCGATGTGGGCGTAGCCGTTCAGTGCCGAAAGTATATATGTGATTTTGCACAGGCAGTTGTCACCGCTGAGTTTTTCGCCGAGACATTCATTGAGCAGAACGTAATCGCCGACTTTAAAATTCCTGTCGTTCTTTCTGACCTCGAAGCTTTTTTCTGAATTTACGATTTTTTCAAAAAACTCGGGTAATATTTTTAATTCGTGTGTCATTTTAAAATGCTCCTTTATTTATTCTTCTGTAAACCTATATTTGTCGCAATACTTTCTCGCAGAACAGCTCTCACATTCTTCCTCGAAAAAGGTTTCATCGCTACAATAAAACCCGCAATCTCTGACAAGTGCAATTCTGTCTTGTGAACTATCCCAATCCATTTGTTTTTTCCCGTCTGTGTAACACTTGTCAATCTGCGGTTGTCTATGTACTTCGACATTACAAAAATTTGCATTCTCGCAACATTCGGTATATAAAGCCACCGCCTTTGCCTTTCCTCTCGTTTCAGCAAAAACAACCGTCGCGCAAAATTCGCCTTTTTCCCTTACCAACCACGCTTTCATATCTTTTCCTCAGCAGTCTCTTCGTTCAATCTTTTTCTCACAAACGGCATAATGAGAAATACACTTGCATCTCTATGAAGTATCGTTGGTGCATTTGCAATTCTGTCGAGCATGTACAAAAAATGGTTTTTGCAGTCTTTCCGTCAAAAAATTCGCCGCGTTCCTTGTTTGCTTTGAATATATTTGTTTGCTCGGCGTAATCCGCAATCTCATTGATTATTTCAATTCCTCGCGGATTTAACTTAAAATCCGGGCAGTTTTCGAGAAATTCCACCATAAGGTCGGATAATTCTGAGGTATTTTTCATTTCTCTTGTCCTCCCGAAACTTCAGTATCTTCAAGCCTTTCAAGATAAACATTAAACGCTTTTTTCAAAGCCGCTTTGAATTTTTCTTTTTCGTCGTCGCCGAGCTTTTCAAGCGCCGTGACGATATTGTTGTAAGCTTCCTGCAAGGCGTTGAAATAAATGAGCACAGTCTGACTTGCGCCGTCGGCGGTCTTGAGCTTGCGCTCAAGCTCGGCGTTTTGAAGTTTAAAGCTTTCAAGCTCCGCTTTGAGCTTTTTATTTGCCTCTGCCGCCGCTTCTTTCACAGCCGCCGCTTTTGAACGCTCCGCTTCTTCAAGCGCGGCTTTTTGCTTTTTCTCGAGCGATTTAATTTCGCTCTCGTGCTTTTTTATCGTTTCGGCAATGGCGTCTTCTTTCGCCTTAAGGCGAAGGCTGTAATCGGATTCAAGCTCTGTGCGCGTTTTTTCCTTAAGCTCTTCAAGATATTCTTCGGACGGCTCCTCAACCGCGACCTCTACAGGGCGGCTTTGAAGCTCGCGGCTTTCTTTGAGCGCCGCCT